CACAGGACGGCACTGCCACGGAAGCTGTTACGCAGTCCGAACCGCAGGCTAAGCAGAAAGCCGAACCTTCCGGAAATTCAGAAACAGGAAATGCTGACGGCGGAAAATCAGGCGGCGCAGAATCCCCCGGCGAAAGCGACAACTCTCAGGAGGAAAACAAGCAGGAGATAGCCGAGCTTAAGGGCAAGGTTCATGCACTTTCTGTCGGCGTTGCGGCAGATTGCATTGATGATGTGCTTGCGCTCGCAAAGTCAAAGGTCGCCGGAGATGTTACACTTGACAAGGCTATTGACAGTGTGATCGAAAAATATCCCAACTTCAAGGGAGAAAAACCTCCCAAGGCAATAGTTACGTCAGCTGTTGCAACTGCAAACGATGAACAGAAAACAGCCGATGAAGCAAGAATCAACAAGATAATGGGTATTAAGTAAGCCCGGAAAGGAAAATCACTATGGCAAATTCAATTACAAAATTCAAGGCGTATATCGACAAGCTCGATACAGTCTATCAGCAGGCTTCCGCCACATCTATTCTTGATGCTGATGCGGATACGGTGAGAATGGGCGCAAAAGCAGGAGAGTTTCTTATTCCTAAGATGAGCATGGACGGTCTTGCAGATTACTCTCGTTCAAGCGGTTATGTCAAGGGCGATGTCACGATCACCTATGAAACCAAATCGTGCAACTATGACAGAGGTCGTAAGTTCTCCGTTGACGCTATGGACAACGAAGAAACGGCTGGTATTGCGTTCGGCAAGCTTGCAAGCGAGTTCATAAGAACAAAAGTCGTTCCCGAAATGGACGCTTTCCGCTTTGCAAAATATGCAAGTGCCACAGGCGTTCTCTCCGCCGCCGAAGCTACTCCCACCGCCGGTACAGCTGTCCTGACAGCTCTCCAGACCGCTGTCAATGCGCAGGACGAGGCAGAAGTAAACGTTGACGGAAAGATACTCTTTATTACGCCTACACTGCTTACGCTTGCGAAAAACGTTGACACAACAAAGAGCAAGGCTATCCTTGACCGTTTTGAAAAGATCATCACTGTTCCGCAGACAAGATTCTATACGGCGATCGATATGAAGGATGGCACCTCAAGCAACGAAACCGCAGGCGGATATGCAGGCGCAACGGGCGGCTACAAGATAAACTTTATGATCATCAACCGTGATTCTGTTATCCAGTTCGGCAAGCACACAGTAAACAAGGTCGTTGCTCCCGAAGAGAACCAGACAGATGACGGTTATATGTTCTTCTACCGTGCTTACAGCATTGCTGAAACATACGAAAACAAGGTAAAGGGTATCTACCTTAACCGTGATACAACGGCGCTGACATAAGGAGGTTTCTATGACAAGAGTAGGATTTACAGCCGAAGATCTGGCGGATAACACAGTTCAGCAGGAGCAGAAAACAACTTCGGCAAACAAAAAGCAGTCTAAGCAGTCAAAGAAGCCGGCGGAGGTATCCGATGCAGCAGATAGTTACACCTGACTACTACAAAGACGTTTTCTGCGGCGAGTTTGACGGTGACGAAAAGGAGCTGTCTAAGCTCCTTGAGGTTGCATACATTATTATATATAACGAAACCTGCGGCAGAATAGCTCAGTTCGACAGTCTGGATAAAAAGGTTCAGACGGCTGTTAAAGATGCTATCTGTTGGCAGGTTGATTATATATCAGCAAACGGCGGTCTTTCATTCGTGCATGACGGCAGCTTCAGCAATATTTCACTCGGCAGTTTCAGCTATTCGGCAGGCGGAAACAGTAGCGTATCGGATGGAAAACTACCCATGTGCAATGTGTCATACGGCTTGCTTTTATCGACCGGGCTTATGTATAAAGGTCTTGATGCGTTATGATGAAACCTATACCACGCAGTCTTTTGATACACACTGCCGCTGTTGTTGCCGAAAAGACCGACAGATGGGGCGAAATCTCCGAAACGTCTACGGAAACATTGAAATATGTCCGTATAGAACCAACAGAGAGTTATACCAGCGATAAGCAGAATAATCGGGTAAAGGTTGACGCAGTCATGTATTACGATTGCCGTAATTCCTCTCCGTCAAATTTCAAATTTGTGCCGGGCGCAAAGGTGATTTTTGAAAAAATGGAATACAGGATTGCAAGCATAAAGCGGTATGACACAAACGCTCCGCACCATTATGAGATAGGGTTATCGTTATGAATGTGAAAATAAACATTAACAGTGCGGCAGTCAAGGCGAGAATGACGGAAAAAACACATGATGCTATGAAACTTCTTATGTCAAATTTCCTTAAGGATTGCAACGATTACGCTCCTCAAGATCAGAGCGTTCTCATAAATAGCAGTATAATCCATACAGGAATCTCTGCCGATTGGGTACCACCGCTCGGAAAAAAAGTGACTTCAGAACAGTTACAAGCACTTGCCCGTGCTAAAGGCAGTGAAGTTGAAATAAGAAACGATAGTATTGCTATGGTTCTTCGTTGGGAAACACCTTATGCAAGAACATTGTACTATGGCGTATCTAAAAAAGGTAACCCTATATCATATTCACATGATGAAAACCCAAAAGCCTGCAAAATGTGGGCGCATAAAGCGGAATCGGTTAAAGGGGAACAGTGGCGAAGACAACTGCAGAAACTTTTAACAGGAAGTGATAAATAATGTCACCTCAGAAAAAAGCAATCGAGCTTATTCTCAATTTTATAGAAGATAAGCTCGGATATACAATCGAAACAGCAGGCTTGCCGGTCGGCGGAGGACTTTCCGCCGAAGCGCAAGCGGCAAAGGATAACGGTACTACACTTGACAGACAGCGGCAGGACAGAACCTTGCCGCTACTTATTTTATCCAAGAACAAGATACAGGGTGTAGCTATGGAACAGCTATTTAATATTGGCAATCTTATATCAAGAGCAACCAAACTGCCACAGGATGAATGCGTTCAGCTGATGAGCGCAACCGTATCTACTGATGCGGCAACTGTCGGAAAAGTCGGGGATTTCTGGATATATTCTATGATTGTTGATGTCAGGATAGCATTTTAGGAGGTACTAATATGGCAAATGAACAGGTAATACCTACTGTCGGCAAAGCCGAGCTGAACAGTGAGATAAAGGTTGAAATCAATACTACTCCTACAGGAGAAGCGGCTACATATTCGGATATGCGAAAGGCATTTAAGTCGGTAACAACCGCAATAAACGAGGTCGTATACAGTGCGACATATCTTGCAGACGGCGGCTTTGCAAGCTCTGCGGTTGTTGGCGCAGCACCCACGGTAGTGCTTGCGGGTGATTTTATAAAAGACGATCCTGTCTGCGCTTTTCTTGATGAAATTCAGTATGAGATCGGCTCTAAGCGAGTAACAGACATCAAAATAACCCGTAATGGCAAGGAACTTACCTGTCCCGTTACGGTTACCGCAGCCGGTATAGGCGGAGGCGAATCTACAGCACCGAATACCATAAGCTGTACAATTGCTTTTAACGGCAAACCCACAATAACAACAGCCACCGTTTCGGGTGTCTGATATTACATCAAAAAACAGTCAGTGTGCCAAACGGCACACTGCTGAATTTTTGTCAGGAGGATAACAATGGCATATAAAATCACACGAACACAGAAAATCACGGAAACTCTTGAGCTGTCTGATAAAAACGGAAACGTCATCGACAGCATTGATATAGACATAGATGCAGATGCCGTCTGCACAGCTTTCCGAAAGAAACAGACGGAAGTAATTGATGCGGAAAGACGTCTTAAAGAAATAAGAAAAAACGGTGTTGAAACAGATCTTGAATGCGCTTATGAGGCGTATGGAAATGCGGTAATTGCAATTTTTGAGCTGATATTCGGCGAAGACGGTACAAAAAAGTTGCTTGAATTTTTCGAGGACAATTACATTGAAATGGGTATACAGGTAGTACCGTTTATTAATGCTGTCATTGTACCGAAAATAAATGAAACGCTTCGTAATCGTAAGGCACAGATCAGAGCGTTACATAAGTACCGCTAATGAGTACATTTTCATTGTCACAGCCGTGCCCCCGCAGCATAGAAGTCGGGGGCATTTGTTATACATTAAATTTGAGTTTTGACCGTGTTTTATCGGCATTTGAACTGCTGAGCAGTGATGAGCTGGAAGGCATCGATTCATTTGATGTTATCTTCGATTGGTTTGTAATTGCCCCGAAAGTCAAAAATCTTTCGGTAAGAGCCGATGTGGTTAATGAAATTTTCGATAAACTTATCAATTTTGATAAAAATACCTCTGACACGGAAGCAGAAACGATAAGCTTTGAGCAAGACGCACCGTTTATCTATGCGGCATTCAGACAAGCATATGGCATTGATTTGTTCCAGGAACAGGGTAAGCTGCAATGGTGGGAGTTTGTTGCACTGCTCGGAGCACTGCCGTCCGATACACGTTTGAGCGACATTATCGATATACGAATACGTCCTGTTCCTGCTCCGAACGGAAGAAATCAGGAGCAGATATCGGCACTGTTAAAACTTAAAGCACAGTATGCGATTAAAAATCCCGTAAACAAACAATCGGCTCAGGACGGTTGGGAACGGTTATGGGGTATTCTCGAAAAACAGGCAGAAGAGAGGTGAGATTATGCCGGAAAGCGACGGAAGAGTAGAATTTGAAGTCCGTGCGGACTTAAGTAAAATAGACGCTGATATGGCGGAAGCCGGAAAAAAGGTTTCCGAAGCGGCTCAAAAAGGCGCAAAAAAACAGGAAGAAGTCGTTGAAAAGGCGCAGGAAAACATTTCGCAGGCTGTGAAAAAAGCAAACGATGAAATAGAGAACGACAATTCCAAGACGCAGAAGAATATAACAGACACAGCAAAGAAGCAGTCTGACAAAGTAGTGCAGACCGAAAAGAAAAACAAGGAAGCTGTAACGCAGACTGCAAAAAAAGAAGGCGACAAAGTAGTTGATAATTATAAAAAGGATACGCAAGAAATTATCAACAGTACCGATACGCTTTCTTCAGAAGTCGAAAAGAAGACTTCCGGCATAGGCTCAAAAATCGGCACAGGTCTTAAAGGCGTCGGAAAAGGCATCGGCGTTGCTGTTGGTGCCGGACTTGCTGCAGCAGGCACGGTAGCTGTAGCGGCAACAGGAAAAGCTATATCCGCAGCAAACGATCTTGATAAAGCAAATAAGCAGCTAACCGCATCACTCAGTCTTACGGCGGAAGAAGCCGAAAAATACGGTGACATCATCAAGAAAGTTTACGGTGATAATTATGGCGAAAGCTTTGATGATATATCCAACACGCTCGCTCTTATCAAGCAGCAGATGAAAGACGTCACAGACGATGAGCTTCAAAAGGTTATTGAAAGCACATATCTTTTATCAGATACATACGATATAGACGTTTCTGATGGTATCCGTGGAGCAAATGCTCTAATGAAGCAGTTTGGCATTACAGCCGAGGAAGCGTATAATCTCCTTGCTCAGGGTGCAGAAAAGGGCTTAAATCAGAACGGTGACATAGCCGATCAGCTTGCCGAGTACAGCACTTACTATGCTGATATGGGCTTTACTGCCGAAGAAGCCATGTCTATGATGGCAGAAGGCGCAAAAAACGGTGCGTTTCAAGTTGATTTTCTGAATGATGCTTTTAAAGAGTTTTCTATCAGAGCAAAGGATGGCAGTCAGACTACAGCTGACGGTATGGCTTTACTCGGTCTTGATGCAACAAAGCTCGGCGAAGAATTTGCCGCAGGTGGCGATCGTGCATATCAGGCATTCAAGCTTGTTAACGAAAAGCTCGCCGCCTGCGAAAGTGATGTAGACCGCAATGCCGCCGGTGTTGCGCTTTACGGCACAAAGTGGGAAGATCTCGGTGAAGATGCAGTTCTTGCTATGGCTCAAATTGGCGATAGCATCGATAAAACCCGGGACAAACTGGGCGAGATGGAAGGCGTTAAATACAACAGCTTATCCGATATGTGCAACGGACTTTCCCGTACAATTGAACTGCTTCTGATTCCGCTCGGCGAACAGATTATTCCTGTACTTAAGGATATTATTGAGCTTATCGAACCGATTATTTCGGAGCTTTTGCCACAGATAATTGAGCAGGTTAAGCCGATACTTGACAGCGTTTCGGATCTTATTCCGCCGCTCATCGAGCTGATCACAGGGATACTTCCTCAGTTTATGGAATTGCTTAAGCCGATAATGGAAAGTGTCACTCGTATAATTCAGAAGCTTGTTCCTACATTGATTAAGCTCTTTGATAAGCTGTTACCGCCGATAATCAAGATCGTGGATACGCTTCTTCCACCTCTAATGGAAGTAATAGAGGCTTTACTGCCGATACTTGATGTCGTAATCGAACTGCTTACTCCGATTCTGGAACTTGTGGCTGAGCTTGCCGAACCGCTCGGTACTGTTATCTCAGCAGTCGGGAAGTTGCTATCAGCTGTTATCGATCTTATTGATGGGGCATTATCGCCGATTATGCCTGTAATATCATCGCTTGCGGATGTGCTACTACAGATACTCGGTCCGGCTCTTGATATTGTTGCGGGGCTTGTTAATTCACTTGCAGATGTTTTTTCCGGCGTTACAAATTTCTTATCCGGTGATATTATGGGCGGCTTTGAATCTTTCGGAAACGGTCTTGTAAATCTGTTTGATGGTGTTCTAAGCACCATAGATTCAATATTCGGTACTAATCTCACAAATTGGTATAACAAAGTTAAAGAGGCTTGTCAGAAAATCGGCGAAGAAATGTATGCTGCTACGCATCAGGAAGAAATCAGAGCGAATGAGCTGAGCACGAAATATACCGATTTGCATGGTGATATGAATAAATTCATAGTTCAGGAATTACGAAGCGGTAAATCAGCTGACGAGGCATTATCAAATGCAAAAAATAAATTCCTTGATACAGCGGAAAAGAAAGAATATTTCAATTCACAATTAAAGGATTATGTCAATGAGGATAAGGTTAAAGAGTGGTATAACAACGTCAGAAATAATAACGGGCTATATTCACAGGGTTATTCAGACGATGAAGACCATTCTTCCGTTTATAGCCAAAACATTGCCGAAGAAGAGGAGCGTAAAGGAAAAGCGGCTTTAGGATATACCGGTGCAGGCACAAGTTATTCGTATAGCAGTGCAGGGAAAACAACATACAAAGCTCCGACATACACCTATACTCCGTCTACATATAAAGCATCAAATTATGTTTATGTACCGGAAGAAAAGGAAGAAAAGGAAACGTCAAGCTCGTCAAGCACTAAGAAAAAAAGTTCTTCAAGCACAAAGTCTAAAAGCTCTTTAAGCTCATCATCAAAGAAAACTAGTTCGAGCAGTTCAAGCAGCGGTATGCAAAATATCAATATTACGTCTTACATACCGACAGTTTGGGATAATGTTGATACCGCAAACGCAAAGCTCGCCGCAGGCATAGGTGCAAGCAAAGTCGGTAACAGCAAATCAGGTAAGATAATCAGTGGCTTATCGTCGGCATCAAAGGTATCGGCTTCGGCAGAAAAATCAGATGCTACGCTTAACGATGTGGTATCAGAACTTAAAAAGTTGAAAACTGCACAGGAAAAGATGCAGTATACGCTTGATGTCACGCTGAAAACAAATGATTACACACTTGCAAAAGCTACCGTCAAGGGGATAAAGAAAATTCAGAAGCAAACCGGTAAATCACCATTATAGGAGGCATAGGTATGACAGTGAAAATCAATAATACAGACATTTCCGAGTACGTCACAAATTGCGACTTACGTCATTCATGCCGTGGCGAGAGTACTTCATACAGCTTGAACGGAACGGCTTATACGGACAGATTCGGAGATTTTAAGATCTCCGGTTCTGTCGCTTTTGGTATTATACCGGCAACAAAATGGAAATCAATTTTTACCATATTTAAAAGCGGTAGTTTTACGCTTTTTGTAAATGCAGATTCGTATACTGTTCATGTAAAAGGTGACATTTCTGCTCCATACGCTTATACCGATGCAACACTCGGCGAGTGCTATAAAGATGTGTCAGTGGAGGTAGAAGAGATATGATTTCTGTATCATCAAGCTTTAAAACCAACGCTACTAAGCCGGTACGAAATATAAATGCAAAAATTTCAATCGGATCTGTAGATTACGGAATAGAAGATATAGTATCTTTAGATATTTCTCGTTCCACGTCTGATGGCGGTATAAGTGTCGGAGGCACATCAGCGGCTCGGCTGACAGCAACTATACGTGCCGACCTCCTACCGACAATGGATGCGTATAAAGTGACCGTTTTCATTGGCTTTACCGAATTGACACAAATCGGAATCTTTTATATAACGGATTTATCTCAGGAAAAAGGATATGTAAATATCGAAGCGTATGACAGATTCTATTTCCTTGATAAGCCGTGTAGCTTCAACGGCAGTGCCGATGATACGGTTGACACCTTATCATTTCCTGCGACGCATCAAGATCTGCTTTCGTACATCGGAAAAATAAACGATTTTACAATAAGTGCAAAATCGAATGACTTTGCAAAAATAAAAACCAAGCCGGTTTTTAACAGTGAAGCAACAAATCCGACAAATAAATATTACACATACCGTGAAATAATCGGCTTTATAGCCGCCTGCAACGGGTGTAATGCCCAGTTTGATGCAAATGATAAACTGATATTTACACGCCCTTCAAACAGTGTTGAAACAATCGAAGAAGGTGATTGTGAAAGCTTATCAGTCGCTCAGGACAGCGGATTTACCGTAAAAGGCATACGCTTTACAATTGGCACCGATACAGCATTCTATATTGATGCAAACGGTACTGCTTATGACGAGAATTTGCCGGGAGTGCTTGAAGCGGTTAATCCGTTTGCAACGGTAGAAATTATGGAATACGTTTGGAATAAGCTCGGAGGCTATCATTACTATGCCGCTGATATATCAAGACGTGGCAGAGGGTGGTTGCTTCCTGATGACGTAATCTCCATAAAGAGTAACGGTGCAACTAAAAAAGTTACCATAACAGCTATATCTTACTCACTCAGCAAAGACAGCGGCTTTTCAGAACACATTACATCGACAGCCGAAAGTACCGAACAGTCGTCAAACAGGTATAGTGCCGCAGCGGATCATACATCTAATGCGGGAGCAGGAAAATACAACAGCACGACCATTATAAATGATCCCGTTATAATTTCCGAAAGGACAAAAGAATATCTGAAATACGATTACAGCATAATCGGATACAGCGTAGACGATAAAATAACGTATGGCTTAGATGGTGGAGATACAGATATTATTGTTCAAGGTTTCAAAGCAACATATAATGATGGTTTAGGGGCTATTTGTGGTGATTTTACTGTTTTTAACGGAATTTACGGATCAGATAAAATATATGCACAGTCGTTTGTAAAATTTAGCTTTTATTTAGATATAACGAGAGTCATACAATATTCCGAGTACACGGAATATTGGATAAATTTGATGTCCGAATACACGACTGTTGATGGAGACACAGTAAAAAAAATTGAAACAAGTGTACGAGCACGACACGGTAACTTTTCAAAAGCATTAAAGTGGAAAGAAATCTATCCGCCATCTACTAAGTTTCCATGCGGACGTGCCAGAGTTATACTTGGAATTAATTTTCACAACAATGTGTCTGTTAATCCAGAAGAGTATACATGGGGATCTTCTCAAACGGTGGATGTTTCTTTTTCATCAGTTGATGAATATAATTCGGCAGTTCAATTAACACGATCTCCATTGGAAAAGAAAGATGTAACGCAAACAGTATCAAAAGTGATTGAAGCGAACGGAACAGCGGATTTTCCCGAGCTGGGAGACACAGATGTTCTCTATATTGACAGCAGTGACAATTCTGCATATAAATGGTCATCGAAAATCAGTGCTTATTATTGCGTAGGCAGAGATTATTTTTCGATAAAGCAGATTCAGTCTGTAGCTGAGCCAAATTCATCGGAGGCGGAAATACTTGAAGCCCAGTTACTTCAGGATATGCGTTCACCGGCTGAGTGGACTCTTCATTCTTCATTTGTACCCCCAAAAGGATATATGTGTATAACCGACTTTGAAAGCGGTCAGCATGGTATCAAAATAGGAGACGGAAATACTCCGTGGTCAGAGCTGTTATATGTCAACCTTTACGATATTGACCTGTCGGAATATCTGAAAACCGGTGACATATCGGACTGGGCGAAAGCCGACAGTAAGCCCACTTACACGGCTGATGAAATCGGAGCGGTGACACCTTATGAGCTTGACAGCAAGGATTATCTCAAAGCTACAGAGATAACCGGACAGACAGTAAACCTTGATGATATCAAATTGAACGAATCATCAGATAAAAGTAAAAGTAAGCGGTATTTTTGCGCATCAGTATCTGCGCAGAATATTGAGAACCGTCCGATATCCGCCAATGAACCGTTTGAATTGTCGGTC